TCATCGTCCTGAACTTGGTGATTCTGCGGACCGGGGCTAGCTTCGGGGCGCAGGAGATCCTCGTGGCTGGTGGTGTAGTGTCAGCCTAAGCCGCCAAGCGGCTGTGACAAGGAGTTTTCAATGCCTGGCTTCAATATTCACGGCGAAGGTCGGGGACCCAATTCCCTGTCGGAAGTCCGTCGTACTCACCGGTGGACCTTCGAAGGGCACCCCAGCGTGTCGGGTCCAGTGATGCTGGTCCTGCAAAAGGCGAACCGGCCCAACTTGACCTTCGAAGAGCCTGTGATGCACCACAATCAGGAACAGGTCTACTTCGCTGGCAAGCACAGCTGGGAATCGGTTGGGATGACCTATTATGATGTGGAGCAGGATCCCGACGTTTCCGCAGCCATGTGGAAGTGGATGACGGTTTGCATGTCACTGACCGGGAACCAGCAGCCGGGTGGTGCCGCCTCTGTACAGCCTCCTAAGGCCTACAAGGCTCAGACGGTCAACCTACACATGGAAGACGGTCAGGGAGTCCCCAACGAGACTTGGGCGATTTACAATGGCTGGCCGCAGAACATGAACTGGGGTGCCATTGACTACACCTCGACGGAGCTGCAGCTGATTGAGGTCAAGTACCGGTTCGACCGCGCTGTGAAGGTACTATAAACCGTCCAGATTGGCGGCCCTCGATAAATAAATGGGCATCGATGGCTAGACGCCCTCGATGCCCAAATTTTTGGTGAAAAATGCCGGGTTTCATCATAAATGGAGAAGGGTTTGGGCCTAAGGCCACCTCCGAGACCGCCCGTGTCTACCGTTGGACCCTACAATTCGATTCCATCGGCCCAATGATCGACGTGGCTCTCTACGCCCTCTCAGTGCAGCGGCCCTCTCCAGAGTTTGAAGTTCAGTATATGCACCATAAGCAGGCTAAGATAAACCTGCCTGGTAAGATTAAGTGGAATCCCATTAATGTAAAGTTCTATGAAGTCATTGATGGGGTGGATACCGCCACAGCTCAAGCAATCTGGATCTATTGGTCGAATGTGATGGAGTATACGACCAATAAGCTAGTAGTTAGGAACAATTCGGCGGGGATAAACTTCAGAACTACTTGCCGAATTTATACTGAGGATGGGTTGGGGTCCAGATACCATAAATATACCCTATATAATGTATGGCCCAGTAAGATCGACCCAGCTGAATTTACATATACTGATACAGCAATCTCCACGATAGGTGTAACGTTTCAATATGACGCGTGTGAAGAAGAAGATGTCCGTGGCGGCGAAGTGCAGGTAAGATAAATGCCTGGATTCAAGGTAGCTCCGACCCATATGCAGGACAAGCAGCCAGCTGCCCCAGCGCTGGTAGTATACACCTATACTTGGGATGTAACCAACTTAGTTGGTAGCCCTATCATCATCGGCGGCGCGGCTGGGGCGCTGATCTACCTCAAGGAAGCAAATTTTCCAGGGTTCGCAATTGAGGCAGAAACGGTAAAGACTGGGCATACTACATATGAGTTTGCAAAGTCCATAAAATGGGAAGACATCAAGCTAGCATTTTATGATACCGACGGACTGGGCAAGCAGTTAGAGGATCTGAAGAAGAAAGTGTGGAATTCTACAAGTGGTATTAGGCCAGCTGATGAATATATGGCTGAGACCACGATTAATGGCCTTTACGCCGATGATAGCTTCGCCTACGGATGGTCGTTGAAGAATAGCTGGATCAAGGGCATTAACTTCAGCAAATTGACCTATGAAACCAGTGGGATAAATACCGCCAATGTCACAGTTGCCTATTCCTGGGCGGAGTTCTCTAACAGCAACGCTTAAGATCGAATCGCTGCTCAAACGTACATAGCAGAAATGGAGGTTATGTATGACTGAGCAAGGCACACCCGGCACACCCAGAGAAGAAGTGGTCGATCTGGACAATCCAGCCGCTTCGGCTAAGGCCCCGGCCAAGGTCTCCGACATGAATTCGGCTACGCCAGACCTCTCCAAGAAGACGGAAGGGCTGACGACTGCCGAATCGCTTCTTCAGCAGATCGTTACTACTTCTGAGGACGAGTGGATTCCCTGGGAGGAAATCGGACTTCCTAGCCGGGGTGTCTATTATGGTGAAAAGCTGCCTGGTGGGGTGGTCAAGATCCGGGCCATGGGTATCCATGCCGAGAAGATCTTGGCCACTCAGCGGTTAGCCTCTTCTGGTCAGTCGATTGATTACCTGTTTAATCACTGTATCCAGCTGCCAGATGGGTTCGATCAGAGTGAGCTGCTGGTAGGTGACCGGGTCTTCTTGCTCTATGCTTTGCGTGGGATGACGCACGGTAACATCTATGAATTTGTGATGAAGTGTCCGAATTGCGAAGCCAGCAGCGCCCACAAGTATGATCTCAATGAATTGGCCGGCACGACCAAATACCCCGACATGTCCATTGGCCTTGAGCCGTTTAAGGTCGAGTTGCCATACACTTCTGAGAGCCTCAAGAAGAAGGTCTGGGTGAAAGTCCGGTTCATGCGTGGTAAGGATTTGACTTTCATGGCCAACCGGGTGCGATTCAATAAACGTGCTCATGGGGCCAATGTTGCTTCTGGGCCGGGACGCCAGCGTGAGATTATCATTGACCAGACTGTGACTGAGAACCTGGCCCTGATTGTTGAGTCCTTTGGCGGGGAGGGGATGTCGGGTGAAGTGAAGGATCGCATTCGGCTAAAGCAGCTGGTGGAGAAGCTGCACGCCAAGGACAGCTCGACCATCCGGCAGTACTTGAAGGATTACTCGCCAGGAATCGACACGACGATTCAGCTCGAATGTCCCGATTGCGGCAATGAGTCCAGAACGGAGCTTCCAATCACGGAAAGCTTCTTTCGCCCAACGGGCAGTCGAAAATCCGAGTGAATTAGAGAACGAGTACGAGCATCTGCTTGAGCAGATGTTCCAGCTCAAGACGCATGGGAATTTATCTTTCCCAGAGATAGATTCCCTAACTGCTGAAGACCGCTCATGGTGGATTAAGCGAATCAATAAGTATAACGAAGAGCAGGAGCGGCGTTCCAAACAATCCGCGCCGTCTATGCCATCAAGGCCGTCCGTACCCAAGCCGAGTTTGCCATCTAGATAGCAATTCAAACATACTCTAAAGAGGAGCTGTATGACTATCTATAACCGCATCTCGGCTCGGCGCGGAGAAGTAGTTGCCCTTAACTCAGACTTCTATAATGGGGGCGTGGCGGCCAACCCATTTGCCGTCTACCGAGTGGAAATCTATCGTGGCTCCGTGGCCGACGCCAATATTGTAGATGCCATTGATATAGTGGACCCATCAGAGTCTGGCTATCCATCGCCGCTCGTCACCTCGGGTGCCGGGAAGTTTACCCTAAACTGGACTGTCCCAATAGACGCGGTGGTTCCTGATATCTATTTCGACCAATGGTATTGGTATGGCAGTCCAGTGGCTGAGCCCCTGTCCGGCCACACCAGTGAACTGCTGAAGCAGTGTAATCGGTTTTGGGTCTATCCTGCTGGTTGGTACGCCGACGGTGGTTTAGACACAATCCGGTTCGCTTTTGAGCCGCTCGACATCAAGTTCCACAAGCCGGAGCTGCGGCCTCTGGAAGTTGGGATCATGCCGCTTCCGTTGTACGATTATAACTACAACTTGGTGGCACCTCTAATCCCCTATCTAACTTATACTGTCTCGATTTGGACTGAGAACTGCGAGTCTATTGTCGAAGATGCCCCGTGCTTCCTGAAGTTGCGGCAGGGGGCATACCGCAGCAATCCCTATGTGATCAGCTATCTGCTCGATACTTCGACATTCCTTAAGGGTACTTACAAATACCGCGTGACGGCCACTTTACCGGATGGCACCACTAGGGTTAGTGGTGATTTCATACTAACTATTTCGTAGGGTTGCATATGGGCATGACTGCGTATCTGCGGGAAGAGCTGATCAAGCACACGCTGGGGTTGGGTACGTATACTCCTAGCCCCACCTATCTGGCTCTTCTGAGTGGTGTGAGCGATGATGTCACATATACTGAGATTCAGACTCCTGGCGCGAATGGCTACACGCGGGTCTTAGCCCCCTCGGGGAGCTTCAGCTCGGCTTCTAATGGGTCGATCGCTACTACGGGCAATCTTTCGTGGGCGGCGGCTTTATCGAATTGGGGCACGGCCAGGTATATTGGCCTATTCAATTCATCTACTACTGGGAATCTGCTGTGGTATAGCCCGTTGGCCATTCCTAAGTTTATTGCTCTTAGCTCGATGTTCAAGATTTATGCAGGAATGCTTGAGCTGGGCTTAGCCGGGGCGTTTAGTGCATATTTGCGAAATGGAGTGCTAAATTTCTTGTTCAAGGGAGGCACTTTAACTCCGCCGGCAACCGTGTATATGGGGGTGGGCCTCGCGGTTGATACCATATTGTCTTCCTTGACTGAGCCCCCAACACTTAGCGGATATTTTAGAGTCCATGCGACTTCGTTTGCGTCTGTCGCGAATGGGATTCGTAGGGTCTCCGCCCCGACGGCGGTTTTTACAGCGACTGCCCAGTGGGGTCTGATTTCGCATCTCGGTCTTTGGGATACATCTACTGCCGGAAATCTCTTGTATGCTTTGGCCTTGCCGGTTGCGCGCAGCATTAGTGCTGCTGATTCCATGGAGTTCACCGCGCCGAATGCAGTGACCGTCGGGGTATCGTAATGGCCATCGCCAATGTTGTAATCACGCCTGATGGCATCCCAGTTGAGGGGTCTTTGGCCCACTTTATAGTCACTTGGGTCAATGCCCTAAACCGCGATCAGACAGTAATGATGCAATGGGGGGATAATACGGCCACGATGCGGGATATTCCCATTGCCCCGCCGAACTACTCCTATGACTTTTATCACATTTATACCAGGGGTGGCTCATTTGATATATCGGCCACCGTTCAGGACATCAACAATAGCACAACCAACGGCACTTTTGTGCAAGTCCAGAATGTGCCACCGGTAATCACTAGCACTTCGCTTGTTGTGTTCAATTCCATTGGGGCTGCAGCTCTAAATTATACCTTCACCGATGTTGGTACTACCGAGATCTATACCATTACTATTAATTGGGGAGATGGGCATTCAACGATATGGTCTACTGGTAGATCGGGGAGCTACTCCAGCTCACACACTTATGCCAAATCGGGCACAACCACGCCGCATTATACCGTGGTATTATCCATCTCTGACGGTAGCGATACAGTCTCTGCCAACATATCTCCAGTGTTCAGATATACTGAAGCAGTATCCTCCTACGGCACCACGACGCTTTATGCATATGGCATTGTGCTGTACCTGGAAACAGTTCTGGCGTATGGCACAACTTCGTTGGTGACGACAGGATTCGCATCGGTTCAGGAGCAAGCCGATGGAGACGGTACTTCAGACATCGCCGTCTCTGGCGAGGTCGATTTTGCCTCGATTCTGGTGACCAGCCGCGACATTAATAGGCCCAAGATTGGCACAATCCCGTTTGATCAGTTGATAACGGAATGATGGATGATTACAGTTGCGCAAAATCAGTGGTTGGAGTTGATCACCGTTCAGCAGGGGACGGAGACGCTTGAATGTGTCTGTGGATCTGAAGCCACTGCCACTGAGCGCCTCTATTTGAAGTTGCAGCGAGAGCTATTTGCGCGTGCGAATTTCACTTCGCTGACTATTCAGGAGATGCTTTGGAAGCTCGGGCTGAACCCAGATGAGTATTATGCTTTCATCTACACCGGCACATCTCTGGACAATGCTCCCATGAACTATGATGTGGTGGCGTATTATTATAATGGGCCAACAGTTGTGGCAGTCAAGAGGACCACTCACACCTCGGAGACGGCGGTACTCAATGCCATTAATCGCGGCGGAATTCTGAAGAACCGCATCGTTTAGCCGTATTCTAAAAACATGGCCGATCAGCGTCACCACTCCAGTCAAATATCTTAATATATTTGGAGTGATGATATGAAATGTGTGTGTTGTCGTAAGAATGAAGCCCGTGACGGGCTTAGGCAGTGTATCGAGTGCGCAGATAGACACAACGAGACATTGCGAAATAGGCGGCTATTGAGAATACAGAATAAACTATGTAGTTTTTGCGGACGCAATCCTGCTGACTCGGGGCGGTTGTGTGTGTTGTGTAAAGATAAGCACAATGAGTCAGCACGCAAAAGGCGTGTTAAGAAGGTGGCATCTGGCCTGTGCATGAACTGTGGAAGGCCACGCGAGAAAGGTAGCGAAGGGGTCGAATGTAGGCAATGCAAGAAAAGTAAGGTAAAGTGGGCGCAAAATCAATATAAATCTAGATTTGCAAATGGAATGTGTGTTAAATGCGGGAGCACCAAGGCCGAGCCAGGCAAAAAATGCTGCCCACTCTGTGCCCTGAATAACAATAAGGCAACTAAGTCGCGTGACCTTCGCCGCAAAATTGCAGCGTTTGCGGCGTATGGTGGGTCTCGGTGCAATTGCTGCGGTGAGATTATTCTACAATTTCTTACTATTGACCATATTCATAACAATGGGGCTGAGCACCGTCGTTTATTAGGCAAAAGGGGTGGTGGTAGTACAATGTATTGTTGGCTGAAGCGACACAAATACCCAGCTGGATTCCAAGTATTGTGTTTTAATTGTAACGTTGGTAGAAGCATAAATGGGGGTACTTGCCCGCACAAGCAGGTTGTAGATGCATAAACCCACTCCCGAACAGATCTATGCTTGGGTGACCAAGAATTTCGATTATAAGTCACGGAAAGGTGGCGACGAATTGCTCATAGCCAATCCGTGGTATGAGAACGATAGTAAAAAGCTGGAAATAAGCTGTTCAAAAGCAGTGCTTCACGATTGGCGTGGTGATACCTGGGCTGGTGGGAAGGGCTGCACTTTCCTGCGGTTTGTGCAGCTCTATCGAAATTGCTCCTACGTGGAGGCGGCTCGTGAGGTCTGTGGGCAAGACACAAGCCTCTCTTCTATCTATCGTAAACTCCGGCGGCAGGAGCAGGAGGAGAAAGAAGAGGAAGCCCAGACCAGCGTCGCTTTGCCTACCGGCTCTAAGCTATTGTTTGAGAATCAGCAGGACGGGTGCGCCAAAGGGCTGCTGGGGTGGCTACAGACCAGAGGGGTGACGCTAGAAATGGTGGAGCGGCATAAGCTGTCTTACCACTCGATGTACGTGGTCTGGCCCTATTTTGAGTATGGCTCTTTGGTGTATTGGCAGGAGAGAGATCGTCTCAACAAGTCTTTCCGCTTTCCGCCCGAGAGTGTGGGGGTGAGCAAGGGAATGTTTCTGTATGGTTTTGATATGGTGGAGCCGGGTGATTATGTGATTGTGACGGAGGCTATCTTTGGCAGCATGACTCTGGGCGATCAGGCGGTGGCTACGGGTGGGGCTTCGATAGTGGAGAGGCAGGTCAAGAAGTTGCGGGCGTTGAACCCAGCCAATGGAGTAATTTTAGCCCCGGACAATGATGATCCAGGATTGGTGAGTTTGGTGGCGAACTATAAGCTGCTGTCGCCCTATTTCAAGGTCTATTATGCGGTGCCGCCGAAGCTTGAATATGACGGTGGGGTGACGAAGGACTTTAATGAGCTATATGAACATGTTCATATGGATCGGAAGGAAATACGTACGATGTTTGAAAATTCGGTGAGACCGTTGGACCTTGGGGTTATCTGTAAAATTATAATTAATTCGAAATCAAAAATATAGCATGAAACACCTCATTACAAATGATTATATAATTAAGTTGCATAGATCTGGAATGTCATCCAGGGCCATATCATTACAATGTGACATCTCTTATTATAATGTACTTAAATTAATAAACGCCAATGGCGGCCATAGAGCGCTTAGCGAGCAGTGCTCAACATATGCTATAGATAGGCATTTCTTTGATGCAATAGACACAGAGCATAAAGCTTATTGGTTTGGTTTTATTGCATCTGATGGATATGTACAACATGCTGAGCGCAAGAATGGGCATGTTGACAAAAGACTTGTAATAAAATTAGCAAGAAAAGATGAACAGCATCTTAGGTCTTTTAGGGTGTCTGTGGGGTCAAACCACCCAATTAGGCGCGATAGTAGCACGTGCTCGTCCAGACTAAATATTAATTCAGCCGAGTTGGTTGGGGGTCTAATCAATAATGGGATAGTAACCTATAAAAAGGAAGGTGTCTGGCCGACTGTTGATGCCAATCTTACTAGGCATTTTATTCGTGGGTTGTTTGATGGTGATGGATGGGCCTCAATACCAGCCAATGGATATTTAACGATTGGATTCTGCAATCCATTTCGCGGGCCGGTTGAGACGGTTCGCGGCCTAATTGGGCTTGATGCTTCTATCCATTGGCAGCGTGGTGTATGGAGATGGGATAAAGCGGGGAGTGGGTGCAAAAAGGCATACCAATATCTTTATGATGACGCAACAGTGTGGCTCCATAGGAAGCGTCGCAATTTTGAAAAATGCATAGATCTATCAAGATGATCCAGATTTTGCTGGCCGTGAAGAAGAAGCATTGACCTCATACTCTCGTTCAATGGTTACGTTGCTGGCGTGGATGGTCTTATACCCAGCCATGGCTTCGGGGCGTTGATCCCTAATTATTTGGATTCGTTCTTCCAGGGTTAGGCCGCTTAGGTAGGTTGATTTGGATTTGAAGAATTCGCGGGCTTTTTCTGGCATGTTGGCGTCGAGGCAGTAAAATTTATCGTCTTTGGTGCCCAGGGTGAGCACCAGCATGTACTTTGGCTTGGTGCCGGGTGGAGCATACTTTATCCAGGCCAGTTTCATACCTGTATATACACGGAGGGTATGGGGTGTAAAATATACTTTGAGGTATTTATGCCCAGCCCATCTGGCGTATCCTGGATCGCCAATTGCAAGATTAATGGCATTGACGTCACTGCTTTTGTGTCCACTTTTGAGTGGAAGAGCATGGTCAATGGCGGGTATGTCGTGCGGTGCTGTGTTCAGGACCCATTCTTTCAGACTTTGGACCAAATAATTGAGGAGCAGGGTAGCGATTATTTGATCACTGGCCGCCAATACGACAAGCCGGCCCTAATGGTGTTTCAACTTGAGTGGCAGGGTGGGGTGAAGAGTAAGCAGAGGGTTGCGCTGATATCGGATATTAGAGCCGTCGGAAAGGAAGCTTTCAAGGGTGTTTTCGAATTCATTGCCATGGATCCGATTTCTTATTATGTGAACTCTGGGAAGGCGTCCGGGAAGGCGTATCGTGGGAAGCTCGGCGGCGATTCTGGTGTGATTAGCCAGGTTCTAAAGGAGTATGTGCCGTCAACGATAGGCAGCTATAACGTTAAATTCGACATTGGTGAGACCGACGATCAGCCCAATATCTATTGGATGATGAGGCAGGACCCGCGTACTTTCATCGCATCACTAATAGATTGGTCGAGTGCATTCACAAAGCATAAGACTTCCTGGGTGGTTGCCAATGGCCAAGAAGATACCACATTGGGTATTGAGATTAAGGAGTCATATACTCCAGATCTTAAATATCCAGCTAATATCGAGGGTGACGATGGGCCATATATCTTAGCGTATGGTGGTATTGATAGCGCTCCTGTCGCGTCAGTTAAGAAGTGGGAATTACTAACCAACAATTTCTTATCAGCCGTTGAACTGAAGCTTCTTACTTCTGGTATGTCTGCCATTTCCGGTGAATACTGGGATAAGGTAACAGATAAAGATGAAAGTGTAATCTTTGTTAAGGATGAGAATACTCAAAATAAAGTTAATCCAAGCCTGAAGGGTGACCAAAGCTTTGCTAAGCCCAAGAAGGATGATCGCGGATTTACACACATACCGTCAATCCCAGAAATCTATAGTGCGGGCGAGATAGGGGCTAAATATAGTAAATATATAGATGGCCGTGCCCGCCAGAAATATCTAGAAATGATCAACATGGTCATGAGGATGCGGGTGACGGCTAGGGGTCAGCCAAGGCTGTTCGATTCGACTGAACTGGGTAGAACCAAAGTTAAATTAAGTTGGCTTAAGCCCCCGGAGGATCAAGCTGGGGTAAAGCCTAGATTTATCGATGGTGATTGGCTTCTATACGGTTGGCACCATCGCCTGACAGAAGCTCGCGGCTGGGAGACAGATGTATATCTGAGCCGCCTAGACTACAATGCGGCGTCTATTCCTGGACCTGGATAATGGAAGGTTTTGAAGAACTAAAACTCATCCTGATGCTCGAGGATGAGGAGCTGGTCAAGGGCCTGAAAATGGCCTGCTCCGCCATGGGCGACATATCCAAAATCGGGAAGGATATTTCCAAGAGCCTGCACACACAGGCTGCGGATACTGAAAATACCCTCCAGCAATTCAAGAAGCAAGTGGCTGAGCTAAGGGTTCAGCAGAATATCCATAAAGATAATGCTGAGAAGCAGAAGGAGATATACGATCAACTGCTTGGGCAGAGGGATGCATTAATCGAATTGCATAAGACAGCGAAAGATAGCATGCTAACTACCCAGCTCGATGACTGTGGGAGAATGCTTATCGAGTTGGATTCAATTGGCGGGAAGATCAAGGACGTCGACAAGGCCTCTAGTAAATGGGCGGCAACGCTCAAAGAGGTAGGCCTTGATAAAATCTATGATTCAGCCCTCAAACTAGCTACTGTTGGCGGGGTAATTAACTTCTGGTCGAAGCATCTGTCGGAGGCGGTTGCGCAGGCCTCTGAATGGCGGATGCAAAACTATGAACTATATGGGAGTATCTACCAGATATCAACTGCCGTTCGCAACGCTCAGGCTAACACCAGAATGCTGCAAAAAGAAGCTACAGCAGCGGCCAAGGCTTTAGCCGACGTTGGGATATCTGGAAAGAATTTCCAAGTATTGACGGAAGCGGTTGGGACATTCGCCTCAGCCACCGGGGTTAGTAATGAAACCGCCGCCATGTTTGCCAAGAGGATGGAGGTTATGGGGGCAACATCTGGGCAAACACAGAAGTCTTTTAATAGCCTGAGAATGTCTATGGCCCAGTTTGGTTTAACTGGGCGTGATGTCGACACATTAATGAAGATGCTCAGTAAAGACATAGGGATATACGCAGAGGCATGGGGTGGTGGAGCTAAAGGCGTGCAGATGGCGACTCTGCATATGGGCATGGTGGCTGGTGCGGCTAAGGCTGCTGGCATGGAAATGTCCGAGATTGCCGAGGTTTTTGATACTCTTGCCAATGATGCCCTTAAATATGCCGTGTTACTGGGTGGGGCCGTTTCGCTTGATAAGCCCAGCGCCCAGTTCATGGTTATGGCTGGAAACGCCAAGCAGGCAGTGGAGACATTAAAGGATTTGCCCACCTTCTTGAAAAATAAGCTGGCCAAGGAGATTTATGGTGTATCGTTCACGATGCTAACGCAGATGGACAAAGTAAACGATAAGATGGAGGAATGGGGCAAGAAGAAGTATGGCGCAGATTGGGACCGGATAGCTGAGGGCATTCGCAATGGCGATGAGGCGATGAAGGACGCGGCTAAAGATTTTGAGAATGTACAAGAGAACCTGCGGATGCAGGAAGACGCGTCCTATGCCTTAAGTTCTGCTACCGATTCTCTAAAGAATGCATTCGTGGAGCTGATTCAACCATTGGCAATTGCGATTGCCCATGGCTTACAATGGTTCACCCAACAGATGAAGGCCCACCCGGTAATAAAAGAGACAATCATATGGATTGTGGCGTTGGGAAGTGCCTTTGTTGCGTTGGCGTGGGCATTGAAGTTCGTAGCATCTATCAAAGTGGCCTGGCAGACCCTCTTCGGCATTAAGGATGCGGTTAAGGGCGCGACCGAGGCTGTTACCAAGGGCAGTGGCCTTACGAGCGGACTAAAGGGCATTGGCACTGGAATCAAGAATTTTGTCAATGAGATTGCCGGCATTAATTGGGATGGACTAATCCAGGCGACGGTCGCCCTCGCCATTTTGGGTGGGGCTTTGTGGGTATTCCATCAGGCCGTAGTTGACATGACCTTGCCACAATTGGGTATGATTGGGGCTAGCCTGATTGGATTTGCTAGTGCTATGTGGCTGATGTCTAAGATTGTGGCGAGTGCCGAGGGAGATATAATTAAAGCCGCCCTGGCCGTGGGCATCCTTGGCCTTGCCATGATACCAATGGCTATAGCTATGAGAATTGTGCAGGGTGTGAATCCAGTTACAATAATCCTGTTCGCGATTGCGGTCGCCTATCTCGGTG